GTGTCACCAAAGACCCTCTAAAGTGACAAATGCGACTGAACAGCAACAGCGACTGTCATTATTTTTGAAAAAAAGTAAAAAAACACTTGACAAAATTGAAAAAATATGCTATAATGACTATTACTATATAGGATATGAGGATTTTGGTTATTACAAGAGTGTGACCATGACGAGTTCATAGACTATATAACACATCAAAGCATAATGATGTACAGAGCACTATATAGATAACAAAGGAAACCAGCAATGGAGAATTCCCCTAAAAAACGTGGACGTCCTACAAAGGCTGCCCTAATGGAAGCAAAGAAGCAACCAGTCGGACGCCCTAAAGGAGACGCATCAGCTATTGAAGAGTTTAAAGCTCGCATCTTCGCCTCCCCTAAAAGTAGAAAGGTGTTAGATGCCATCTTGGATGCAGCGTTGGATGATGAGCATAAGAATCAAGCGGCAGCGTGGAAGTTGTTGGTCGATAGGATGCTTCCAATGTCCTACTTCGATAAAAATAATGCAGGGGGTTCTCGCCCTTCTGTTAACATCACTATTAGTGGCGTTGGCGACACCGTTAACATCAGCGGCACAGACGACTACATTGATGCAGAGGACATACATGGAAAAGATTAAAAAGCTGTTGGAGGAAAAGGGTTACCCTGACACCGCTATTGCCGCTATTATGGGCAACATTGATGTAGAGACAGGAGGCTCTTTCAACCACAAGCAGAAGCAGAGGTTGGCAGATAGGAAGGCTCATGGGTTATTCCAATTTGATCCGGCAGGCAAACTCCCTGACTACAAGCGGTGGTTAAAAGCTAACAAGCGCAAGGACTCTGCCAAATCCCAAGTGGACTTCTTCGACTCCACCATCTTTGGTAAGGATAGAAAGATTGTTGGTTATGGGAACGCTGATAAGCTACAGGAAATTTTACGAACAGGGGATGTCCCCGAAATAACAAAGGCACTGTCAGACCTATGGTTTCGCCCCGGAACCCCACACATGGAACGACGATTAGAAAGTGCTGATGACATATACACCGCTCAAGATCAATATCCAGCAGAAACCAACCGTTTAGATGTTTATGAGGTTGGGGCGGTTCCAGAATACACACCAGCCTCGTTAGGCAATACCCTGTTATACAAAGTTGAGGATATGTTTAAATGATAGGCTTAGATTCAATACTTAACATTGGTGGGAAGCTAATTGACAAGCTAATCCCAGACCCAGAGGCACAAGCGAAGGCTCAAATGGAGCTAGCTAAAATGGCTCAAGAGGGCGAACTAACCAAAATAGCTAACGAGGTGAAGGATAGGTCAGACGCTCGTAACCGTGAGCTTCAGATAGCCACTAGCGAGGCAGCACCGATGCTGAATAAGCTGGTGACGCCCATCCTAGCTCTAGGCTCTGTTATCCTCTCATTCAGTTTATTTGCTGTCTTAATTTTTATTGATGTCAAAGCAGAAGCTAAAGACATCCTCATCTACATACTCGGAGTTCTCTCCGCAGCTGTAACACAAATCCTCTCCTATTACTTTGGCAGCAGTTCTGGTCAAGCGGATAAAGAGGACAAGTTAAAGGAACTAACAAAATGAAACTTTCACGTAATTTTAGCCTCCAAGAGTTAACTAAAAGTGAAACTGCAATCCGCAAGGGAATCGACAATACCCCAAGCGAGGAGGTTATTCGCAACCTAACCACCCTATGTGACATGGTGTTGCAGAAGGTGCGTAACTCTCACGGGGCTGTCACCATTACCAGTGGTTATCGATCACCAGAGCTAAACAAAGCTATCGGCGGTTCTACTACCAGCGACCATTGTAAGGGGTTGGCAGCAGACTTTGAAGTGCGGGGTTTGGACAATAAAGAGTTATGTAAGTGGATTATCGACAACCTAACCTTTAAACAGCTCATCCTTGAATTCTACGAAGAGGGTGAACCTAATAGTGGTTGGGTGCACTGCTCATTTGAAGAGGGTGAGAATAACAACCAAGTACTCCGCGCTGTCAAGGAAGGTAAAAAAACAGTTTACCTTAAGGGACTCAAGTGAGTGATCTAAGCATTAAGCTCTTACCGTGGCAGCAGACAGTTTGGAATGATAACACTAGATTCCATGTTGTAGCTGCGGGACGCCGTACAGGTAAGAGTCGCTTAGCTGCTTATCGACTAATTGTAGAAGCCTTACAAAGTGAGCGCGGTCATGTCTTTTATGTTGCACCCACACAAGGTCAAGCTCGTGACATCATGTGGCAAACTATTCTGGAAGTTGGTCACCCTGTCATTTCAGGTAGCCATATTAACAACTTGCAGATTAAGCTCATCAATGGTGCGACGATTAGCCTCAAAGGTGCTGACCGACCAGAAACTATGCGTGGTGTTAGCCTTAAGTTTCTTGTTATGGATGAGTATGCAGACATGAAGCCAGAGGTGTGGGAGCAAATCTTACGCCCTGCACTAGCCGACTTGAAAGGTAAAGCCATGTTTATCGGCACACCAATGGGTCGAAACCACTTCTATGAATTATACCAATACGGCTTAAAAGGCGAAGATGAGACGTTCAAGTCTTTCCACTTTACTTCATTCGACAATCCGCTCCTTGACCCCAAAGAAATTGAGGCAGCTAAGAAAAGCATGTCCTCATTCTCATTCAGGCAGGAATTTATGGCTTCATTCGAGGCTGCCGGAGGAGAGTTGTTCAAGGAAGAGTGGATAAAGTTTGATGAAGAAGAGCCTGAACATGGTGACTTCTACATTGCAGTCGACTTAGCTGGTTTTGAGGATGAGGGTAGTAAGGGTGTTAAAAACTCCCGCCTCGACAACACAGCTATTGCCATAGTTAAAGCCAACGAAAAGGGTTGGTGGGTTGCTGAAATCATCTACGGTAGGTGGGATGTTAAAGAAACCGCCAAGAAGATATTTGATGCTGTTAAACAATATGAGCCTGTGGCGGTCGGTATCGAGAAGGGTATCGCTAGACAAGCTGTTATGCCCTACCTTAGTGACATTATGAAAAGAACTCAAACCTTTTTCAGGGTTGACGAGCTTACGCACGGTAACAAGAAGAAGACAGATAGGGTTGTCTGGGCGCTGCAAGGGCGTTTTGAGAATGGATATGTAACCCTAAACAAAGGTGATTGGAACGCAGAGTTCCTAGACCAGTTATTTCAATTTCCAAACAAGCTAGTACACGACGACTTACCTGATGCGCTGTCTTACATCGAGCAACTTGCCAAAGTAGCTTACGTGTTGGACTTTGAAGAAGAAGAGTACGAGTACCTAGACAACATTTCAGGATACTAACTATGCCAAAGAAAACAATCCCAATCAAATTCAAACCCTGCGCTGGTTGCCCCACTCCTGCTAAGTGTAAAAAAGCTGGTAAGTGTTTGGCGAAAGGTAAGTGATGGCTAAAGATTCTAAACTAGACCGTGTTGGTGTTAGTGGGTATAACAAACCTAAAGCGACACCAAGCCACCCAACGAAAAGCCACGTAGTTGTTGCCAAAGAAGGCGACAAGACTAAAGTTATTCGTTTTGGTCAACAAGGTGTTAAAGGTAGTCCAGATGGTTCTGCTCGCAACAAATCTTTTAAAGCCCGTCATGCATCCAACATTGCAAAAGGCAAGATGAGCGCAGCTTATTGGGCTGACAAGGTTAAATGGTAAAGGAACCAAACATGGACGATAACGAAAAATTCGGTGACCAGAAGGTTGAATCGTGGGTTATGGACAAGGTGGAGCAATGGCGCGACCACTACAGTGCAAACTACGAGCAAAAGTTTGACGAGTACTACCGTCTATGGCGTGGTATTTGGTCAGCAGAGGATAAGACTCGTGAGAGCGAACGTTCTCGACTGATTTCTCCTGCGCTACAACAGGCAGTTGAGAGTTCAGTGGCTGAAGTTGAGGAAGCTACCTTCGGTCGTGGTAAGTGGTTTGACATCCGCGATGACCGCAACGACCAAAACACAAAAGATGTCGCCTATTTGCGCGAACAACTGTCCGAAGACTTCCAATTCACCAAGACACGCAAGGCTGTCGCTGAGTGTATCTTGAATGCCGCTGTCTACGGTACTGCTGTTGGCGAGTTGGTGTTGGAAGAGGTCAAAGAGATGAAACCAGCTACGCAGCCCATCATGGATGGCGCTATGCAAGCGGTTGGTGTTAACATTGCAGACCGTGTGGTTGTCAAGTTGCGACCCATCCTACCTCAGAACTTCCTAATCGACCCCGTTGCTACCTCCATTGAGGATGCTTTAGGCGTGGCTATCGACGAATTTGTCCCCAAACACCAAGTAGAGATTGGAATTCAAAATGGTATCTATCGCGATGTTGATATTGAGTCTGCCGATACTGATACAGACATTGAAGCTGACAAAGAGCTTACATCGTTTGACGAAGATAAAGTCCGATTAACCAAATACTACGGTCTTATCCCCAAGCATCTCTATAACGATGCTATTATGGAGGAAGGCGAGGACGATGAGTTGTCCAAAACCGTCAAACCTGAAGAGGATGAGGATAAGTCAGAGGAAGAGGGATACATTGAGGTGATTGTTGTTATCGCCAACGGCGGTCAACTACTCAAAATTGAAGAAAACCCCTACATGATGCAGGATCGTCCAGTTGTGGCTTTCCCGTGGGATGTAGTTCCATCACGTTTCTGGGGTCGTGGTATCTGTGAGAAGGGTTTTAACAGCCAGAAGGCACTCGACGCTGAGCTACGCGCTCGTATTGATGCTCTAGCCCTCACCGTCCACCCAATGATGGCTATGGATGCCTCTCGCATGCCTCGTGGGTCTAAGCTGGAGGTACGTCCGGGCAAAACAATCCTAACCAACGGTAACCCCTCTGAAATTCTACAGCCATTTAAGTTTGGTAACCTTGATCAGGTGACCTTTGCTCAGGCTGGCGAACTACAAAAGATGGTTCAGATGGCGACAGGCGCTATTGACGCTGCTGGTATCCCCGGCACTATCAATGGTGACGCTGCTGCTGGTGCTGTCTCTATGTCAATGGGAGCAATCATCAAGCGCCACAAGCGTACCTTGATTAACTTCCAAGAGAACTTCCTAATCCCAATGATTGAGAAGACAGCATGGCGATATATGCAATTTGACCCAGAGCACTACCCTGTATCAGACTACAAGTTTGTGCCATCATCATCTTTGGGTGTTATCGCTCGTGAATATGAGGTGACGCAATTGGTTCAGTTGTTGCAAACGCTTGGTCAAGACAGTCCGATGTACCCAATGCTGGTATCTGCTGTTATTGACAATATGGGTCTGTCAAACCGTGAAGAGATTATCGCTCAGATGCAACAAGCGGCTCAGCCTAATCCAGAACAGCAACAAATGCAACAACAACAGATTCAGTTGCAAATGGCACAACTACAAGCTCAAGTACAGTTGCTACAGGCTCAAACTATGGAAGCACAAGCCCGTGCTCAGAAGTATTCAGTCGAGAGTCAATTGGAGCCACAAGTTGTACAGGCTAAGATGGCAGCCGCTTTGTCTACTAACTTACAACAAGGTAGTGCGGACGAGGATGAATTTGCTAAACGGGCTAAGATTGCTGAGTTAATGTTGAAGGAAAAAGATATTAACAGTAATGAGCGAATTGCTATGATGCAAATGCAAAATAGGCAATAAAACACTTGACAAATTTATAAAAGTGTGGTATAATTGCAACATCTCTCCACGATATGAAAGGATAAAGAGATGGACAAAGAGTTACAAAGATATTACGAAAATTTACTAGATTTGTTTACCCGCGATGGGTGGAAGCAATTCATTGAAGACATCTCAGACAATAAAGAGATACTCGATGATATTACAACCATCCCTGACGAGAAACAATTCTGGTTCCGTAGAGGACAAATAGAAGCGATTAACCGCATCCTTTCCTACGAATCTACCATAAAAGATAGTTATGAAGATTTTGAAAGGGATTTACAGGATGCCTAAACGTATCTATGAGTTTATCTGCGGAGATGACCATCTCACAGAAACTTACATTGATTCTGAACTAAGAACAACCAATTGTAAGGTGTGTGGTCAACCTGCTATTCGTATTGTTAGCAAGCCGATGGTCAAACTTGAGGGCGTGACCGGAGACTTTCCCGGAGCAGCGATGCAATGGGAACGCAAGCGAAACGAGAAGATGGCGCAGGAAAGAAAGAGTGCCGCCGAATAGGCATAAGCACATAATTATATTCCACAATGCTTATTAGCACGGAGAGTTTAATGGC